TCGCGGTAGCGGGGGTTGCTGGGGTCCCAGTAGGCGCGCTTGGGCAGGGGGCGGGCCTTGCCTCGGGCGGCGCGGACCATGTTGAGGATGATGCCGGCGACGGCGGCGATGACGAAGGCGACGATGGCGAGGAAGATGAGGGCGAGGAGGATCATTGGTCTGTACCTTTCGGGGTTGGGTTGAGTGGTTGGGTCAGCGGTTGTTGCGGAGCCGGCGGGCGAGCCAGGCGCTCAGGATGAGGGTGGAAATCAGGGTCCCGAGGGCGAACACCTGAGTGATCGCGGTGGGGGCGGCGGCCAGCAGCAGGATGGAGACGCAGAGCGCGAGGCCCGCGATCCAGCCGGCGAGGCTGGTGCCGAGGATGAAGTCGGTGCTCTGGTTCATGATGTCGCGGTCGAGGTCGTTGGTGTTCACAGCTTGGTGTCCTTTCTCTGGTTGAACAGGCCGGAGTCGATGTCGATGAGGAGACCGGCGAAGTAGTCGTAGCCGTCGTAGGTGAGATCGGGGACGACGCCGTGGGCGTCGATGGTGCCCCCGGTGCGGATGCTGAAGGCAACGGAGTCGTTGTCCAGCACCTCGGCGTAGAACACGGAGCGGCTGAGCGGGTTCGGCTTGATCCCGACGACGTGGCCGTTCTCGCGGACCAGCTGACCCTCGTACCTGAGCGCCATGTCCATCGACTGCATGATCTGGAGCGTGTCGTTTGCCATGGCTCAAATATATGCACAAGCACGGCGGCCACACAAGTTCTGTGACCGCCGTGCTTACGTGATGCTCGTCACCAGAGGCGCCAAGCCAGCGCGTCGCCGTCCTTCACCTCGAAGCTCAGGACACTCGATGCTGTTGAGTCGCCGGAGATGTTAGACCACCAGTCTGACCCACGATCCGCTGACGGGCAGGAGATCACCCACCGGCCGTCTCCGACCTGACTCACTCCGAAGTTGTGCCAGTGTCCGTGAACCAGCACGTGGGCACGCTCTAAGCCGCTCCTGCGGCCGAACGCCTGGCCCCTGAACCAGTCACCCACCTTGGACTGCCGGCCCGCCAGGTGGCCGTGGGTGAAGCCCACAGCGGTGCCCCCGACGTCCACGGTCACGGACTCCTCGTGGGGGAGCGGTCGGGCGAACTCGACGTGCTCGAATCCGGGTCGGCCGGCCACGACGTCCTCGACGTTCTCCGAGATCATCAGCCCGAAGTCGTCGAACGGCGCGTTGGCCTGCTTTCCCTTGCCCAGGCCGGTGCGGACCTGGCAGTGGTTGGACGGCACAGCGACGTAGACGAGCCGGCCACAGAACGGCGCGAGCTCAGCAACCGTCTCAGCAAGGATGCGCTGCGCAACCCTGATCTGTGTGGTGAGCGCAATGTCGTTCGTCTGGGCCTGGCTACTGACGTTCCAGAACCCCTCCGTGACGTCCCCGACGTCGGCCAGGATGAGGGTGGACAGCCCGCCTTCCTGGATCGAGGCCTTGAACGCCCTGACGGCGCTGCGGACGCGAGCGACCGTCTCGGCCGTCCCGCCGCGGGAGCCGACCTTGCCGATTTGGAGGTCAGCCAGGCAGAGCACAGCGTGCTTCTCCGGGGCGAGCAGGTACCGCTCCCACACCTCGGGCTCGCGGTCGAACACCGGCAGCAGGTCGTCGTAGGAGAGGCGCTTGGCCTCCGCCATCTCGACGGCCCCGGGCTTCCACGTGATCTTCTCGTAGGAGCCGTCCGGGAGACGGATCGTCTTCCCGCGCTGCACGATGGCGTCCACCGGGACGTCGTTGAAGAACGCGTCGCGCCCCTGGTCGGGGGCGCCTCGGCGCTTCAGCTTGGCGCGATGGCGACGCACGGACGCCTCGGAGGTGCTGAACTCGTCCGCGATCTCCTGGTTGGTCCGTTGCTGCTCACGGGGCAGCAGGTCATTGGCGATGATCGCCTCATCGAGCGGGGTCACTGAGCAACCCCGGCGATCTCCCGCAGCTCCGCCGGGCGGTAGCCGCTCAGCGTGCGGGTCAAGGTCCCGTGCTCGTCCCGCACCTCGACGATGGGTGCAGACGTCATGCCGAGTGCCCGGGCGTTGTTGAGAACACGCTCAGCCTCGGGGCTACCGTCGTTGAGAGGGCGACTGACGTAGGCGGCGCCGAGCTTGTCGAGCATCCGCATGGTGAGTCGGCAGGGTTGGCAGTTTGGCGGGTGAAAAACGGTGATGTGCTGCATGGTTCCTCAGGTTAGTCGTTGATCGGGCTGACGAGGGCGCGATAGATTCCTAGCGCCCCTTGTGGTGGTGCTACTCCGTTGCCGAGGAGACGCCGCTGGGCTGAGATTGAGAGTCCGAGTCCGGTGACCCACCCCGGGGAGGGGAGCCCCATCAGGGACTCCATGTCCCGACAGGCGTCCTCCGGCTCGGGGCGGCCGAGGGCTTGGAAGAGAGACTGCCCGTGCCCGTTTCCGTTGCGATGCTTGGCCCGCTGCGCCTCTCTCCAGCTCGTCCACTCTCTCTCTGTGCGCCCCCACCCCATGTCCACGACGGTCGGGGTGGGGTACGTAGCGTTGACAATCTCCGGCCTCGGGTCAGCGGTGTCTGGGAGTGCGCCCCCATCGCGATCGGCCACGATGAAGACGCGATCCCTGCGGTGTGGGAGGCCGGCCTCCGATGCTGTGGCTCGGCCCCACCGGGTTGTAAACCCGTAGCGGAGCAACTCGGCGTCGATGGTTGCTCGGTGCTTTAGAGCCTGCGGTACGTTCTCGATGACCAGAGTCCGAGCCCCAGACAGGTTGCCGATCTCGGCGCACCGGAAGAACAGACCACTGCGGCTTCCTCGCAGCCCCGCGCCTTTTCCGGCCCGAGAGAGGTCCTGGCAAGGGAACCCGAAGGTCACTACGTCGGCGCGCTCCAGCTCGATGAGCGGGTCCGCGACATCGGTGTACTGGACCGCCGCGGGAAACCGCTTCGCCAGGACCTTGCGGGCAGGACCGTAGTTGTCGCACACCGCGATGGTGTTCACCCGGCCCGGGAACAAAGCGCCTAGGGCAAGTTCCAAGCCGCCGTATCCGCTGCACAAAGACAGGACCTTCACTTCTTCACCCCCGCAATCTTGCAGATTCCTCGGACGAGCTTGGTGGTTGCGTCGGACAGGCGGGTGTGGAACCGGGCCACCCCGATCTCCCGCCCCCGGTCAAGGACGATGATGGCGTTACGCGCCCGGTTGTAGTCGAGGGTGACCTCCCGGCTGACCGCTTCAGCCGCACCGCCCCCGGCGGAGCTCCCCATCGCTTCGGCGATGCGGGCCCGCAGAGACCCAGGGAGCAGGCCCGCATCGGCCAGGGCGAGCACCTCACCAATGGTCCACTCGGGTCGGCGGGCCAGGCGCTCGGACAGGTTCCCGGCCTTGGCACCGAGGGGGTCCGCGATCCGCTTCATGTCCCGCCGGTAGTACTGTCCCCGGTGACAGGCGAGGTCCTCCAGGTGGTCACAGATTTCTGTGGCGGCTCGCTCGTCCTGCTCGACGGCGAGCGTGCTGAGTTGGCGTTTCACTGGGCGACCTCCTCTGCGAGGTCCTGCGAGAACCAGTCCCCGACCTTCCTCGCGAGCCCCTCCCGGCCCGCGTGGGTGTAAGCGTGAATGCGGCCCGTCTCTGTGTGAGTCCGTACCGTAAGCGACCGCTCAATCGCTCGCAAGGTCCAGTGTCCGCTGTTATCCACACCGAAGCTTCTCGAGGTGCGCGTCGCCCCTCTCTTCTCGTCAAAGAAGGCGAAAACGCCCTTCGGCGTGACTCGGATGTCCTTGACGTGGGCGGGGAGCACGGCTCGGAGTGCCTGCTCCATCTCCTTGGCAAAGTCCTCGATGATGATGGTTTGTGTCGCCATGGGTTTCCTCCTTGGTTGGGTTGTGCAAATCGTATGCAGATGTTCTGCGGCTAGTCAAGTTCATCCGCGTCCGTGAGCTTCCTGTAACGGTCCACGACGCCGCCGGCAGCGCGCAGGTGCAGGCCCGGCGCCCACGGCAGGTCGGAGCTCATGATGTCCCGGACTTCGCGGAACGCCTCGACGCCTGCGGCGGACGGCTTTCTGGACGCGTAGTCCCACCACTCAGCCGGACCCTTTATGAGCACCTCGTCGTGGACGTGGGCCACGATCTCGAACCCAGCTCGGTCCAGCCGCACCATCGCGGATGCCAGACAGTCCCGGGCCACAGCCTGCACGAGGTTCTCCGTCAGGCGACCGCCGAACGTCTCGACGGCGATGCCACGGCGCGCGTCCCAGAACGCCACGGACGGGCGGCCCCATCGGTCCTGCGTGGCGCGGATTCCTCGGTAGATCAAGGTTCGTCCACTCGGCAGGAGCATCTGACGGAAGGCCCGGCCGAAGGAGTCCTGCCCAGCGACGATGCGCTCTCCACCGGTTCGGAACTCGCGGCCGAGCTGGTCCCACAGCGCCGTGATGTGTGGGTTGGCTCGGCGCCACGCGTCCACCTGGGCCTGGAGTGCCTCGTCACTCGGGCCGTCGCCGGCGAACGCCCTCAGACCGTTCGGCCCCGCACCGTAGCCGCAGCCGAGCAGGGCGGTCTTCCCCTCCTGGCGAGTCATCTCGTGCCCGACGGCGGAGCTCATGCGCGATGCGGTCTCGACATAGAGGTCACGCTTGGCCTCGTAGGCGTCGAGCACCCATTGCTCGCCGGCGAGCCAGGCAAGCACGATGGCCTCGATCGAGGTGTAGTCGCAGACGATCAGGGGGCCGGCGATGACCGAGCGCACGCACGCCGCGACCTCGGTGGGGCTGACAGGTTCACCGAGCAGGCACTTGTCGAGCACGTCGTCAACCGTCTCGCCCTTGGGCAGCTGTTCCCGGGGGAGGTTCTGTGGCTGGAAACCGCTCCCGCTCCAGCGGCCCGTGTGGGCGCCGAGGTAGCGGAGAGTCCCACGGACTCGGTCGCCGGCACCCCGCCGCAGCTCGGCCGCCGCGAGCTTCTTGCCCGCGACGCGGGCGGACGCCACTCGCAGCTCAGCGACTCGGCGCACCTCGGCCGGCAGCGACTCGTCCGCAGCCAGGGGCTCGACGGTCCCACGGCGCAGATCGGGGAGGCTGATCCCCTTCGACGTGAACCACATGTGGAGCTGGGCTGTGCTGTTCGGGTTCGCCAGACCGGTGATCCGCTTCAGCTCCTCTGCCTGGGCGCACACGTTGTCGTCCTCGCATCGCCGGAGCGCGTGGAGCAGCTCGACGTCGAGGGGCAGGCCAGCGTCCGTGATCTTCTCGGCGGTGAGCTCGACGGCGCGCTCCAGCGCTGAGGGGGATAGGTCGATAGCCTGCCACTCACGCTCCAGCGCTCGGTGCACCTGGCGGAGGACCTCGACGTCCTGGATGCCGTAGGCGCGGAACTCGGCCCAGCGCTCGGGGTCGTCGCTCGGCATGCGGCGGCCGCCTTGGAACGCCTTGGTGGCTGGCTGCGGCTTGGCGAAGCGGTTGATTAGCAGCGTGCCAGCGGTGTCCTTGTCCTCGCACTTCAGCGCCTTGGCGAGGCCCTTCAGCGAGCCGGGCAGGCCGAGGATGTAGGCCCAGTGCATGGTGTCGATCCACTCGGCGGGGTCTAGGTACGTGCCGGTGGCTCGGCCGTGGGTGTACGCGCTGACCTGGATTCGGTCGAACGCGGCGTTGTGGGCGACCTTGGTGACCCTGGGGTTTCGGATGAGGGTGATGAACTCCTTCCACAGCGCGGGGTCATGACCTTCGGTGGTCGGCCCCTCGGTGATCTTCACGGGCTCGTCATCGAGCGCCCACATGGCGAGGGTGATGCAGGCTTCAGGACTCTCGGCGTAGCGGTGCGCGCCGGCCGAGATGTCGATGTCGGAGTAGGTTTCGGTGTCTAGGTAAAGGGTTGGCATGTCTATAGAATATGACGAAGCCCCCGGCGTCCGCAAGTTCTGCGGCCCGGGGGCTTCGTCACTCACTCATCCCCTAGTCTCTTCAGCTCCCTGTCGATGTACCACCTCGCTTTCTTCAGGTCCTCGACGGTCTTCATCGCATCCTTGCGCCCTGCCCGGGCGATGTACTTGACCGCGTTCCCGCGGTTGAAGTTCAGGTTCTCCGTGATGTCGATGACCTCAGCGCCGTTGGACCATCCATCGGCGTAGTGGCTGGGGTGGTTCACCGCGTCACGTGTGTCTCGGCCCATCGTCTCGCTCCTTCTGTTGTGTCGATTGTGGTGACCGGGTGGCCCATGGCCTCGAGGTGCCGGTGGACCATCTTCTGTGACTCCCTCGGCGTCTCGCCAGGGGCCTTGAGCTCGACCAGCCTCATCTCCCCGTTCGGCAGGAGGATCAGCCGATCAGGCAGCCCCCGCATCGTGGGAGCCAGCTTGATCGCTAGACCCCCGCGGGCGCTGACCGCTGCGACCAGCGCCCGCTCAACTGGGGTCTCGGGCCTCACATCAGGCCCGCGAGGGGGTCCTCGTCAGCGGCGGACTGACTGGCGGGCGGCTGGGCGGGGCCGAACAGGCTTTCGGCCGAGGCGGCTCCTCCGCCGAAGCGCTCACCGCCCCCGAGGACCTGGACCATCTGGAGTCCGAAGGAGACGCCCTTGGACCCGTCCACCTCGTAGGTGAAGGCGCGGACCGCGACGCGGGCCTTCTGGCCCCCGTAGACCTCCTCGGCGATTTGCTCGTCGGAGAACGGGAGGAGGTCCGTGCCCACGATCGGTACTCGGCGGATCGAGGAGGCGTTGAAGGTGATGTGCCCGGCCTGCTCCTCGTAGTCGCTGTTGTCGCCGTCCTTCAGCGGGGTGCGCAGGCTCTTCGGGACCTTGGTGCCCCACTTCCCGGCGGCGGCCTCACGGACGGCGGCCTTCAGGGCCTCGATGGTGGTGGTGTCGCTCTTGGGGACCATGACGGCTGTGGAGACCTTGGGCTTGCTGCTGCCGTTGCGGGCCTCCAGCTCCGCCAGGTGGGGCCAGGACAGGGTTGCGGGTCCGGTGGTGACGTTGACGCTCATGCGTTTTCCTCTCGGGTTCGGTTGGGTGGTTCAGCGGCGGCGGGCGAACTTGCCCGCCCAGCGCATCGCCGTCTGCGTGGTGACTCCGACCTCACGGGCGATCATGGGCCACGGGAGGCCCAGCTTGTGGAGCCGGTTGAGCGCTCGGCGGCGCTCGGTGGTGAAGCGGGAGAGGCTCGTCTCCTGCTTCTCGATCAGGGTTCGGAGGTTGTCCACCTCCTTGCGGATGTCGTCGTCCATGGCTCAAATATATGCGGGATCTTCGGCATCGGTCAAGTTGATATCCCCGTGTCCCTCGTCACTAAGGCCGAGCGTGGTAAACACCGTCCGCTGGATGTCCGCCTTGCGGCCCAGCGCGTCCCAGATTGCTGCGGCGAGGGAGGGCTCCCCTCGGCCGTACACCGGAACGGTGAACTGGCAGGTCACGTACTTGGCTGTCTGTCCCGGGCGAGCGAGCCGGGCGTTGGCCTGCTCCCACAGCTCCAGCGACCACGGCAGGCAGGACCACACCAGCGACTCGCCCCCGAACTGGAGGTTGAGCCCGTGGCCGGCCGATGCCGGGTGGGCGATCAGCACATCTAGGTTGCCGGCGTTGAACGCCGCTCGGTCCTCGGCGCGCTTGGCCGAGCCGATGCGCATCTCCCGCAGCTGGTCCCGCAGGTACGGCTCCTCGTGACGGAACCAGGTCATCACCAGAACTCCCCGGCCCGTGGCCTTGCGCCGTGCGCGCACAGCCGAGGCGGTGTAGTCGAGCGCCGGCCGGGTGCGGTCCACCTGCACCAGCTCGGTCTCGGCATCGGGGTTGAGTGGCGGCCGGTACCAGATCGCGCCCGTGGTGAGCTGGTGCATCAGGTTCGCCACGGCACCCGGCCCCGATGTGTAGACCTCGCGGCCGTCGGGCAGGTGTGTCACGCCGTCGGCGAGGAGCTCCCTGCTCATGCGCACGGCCTCGCGCCCCATAACCGGGGTGAGTGCCTGGTACCCCACCTCCGGCAGCACGAGCTCCTCGCCGGCCTCGGCGTACCGCATCACATCGGACGCCTTGCGGATGAGGCGCTGCATCGCCCCGGGGCGGGGCTCGCGGCCGACGCGGGCACCGGTGGGGAGCATCCGCCCTTCGGTGAGGTACTCATCCCGGGCTCGGGTGACCGTCTTGCCGAGCCGCTCCCCGCCGTCGAGCATGCGGACCAGAGACCACACCCCGATGGGGTCGTGGCCGGGGGTGCCGGTCAGCAGCCACAGACGGTCGGCCTGCGCCGCGAGCTCGCGCAGAGCTCGGGCCCTCTGCGACTCACCCCGGCTCGCCGAGGGCGTCATGTACTGACTGGCCTCATCGACCACCACCGTGCGCCACACTGTGTCGCTGAGCACGGCGTCCCGGATCGAGGCGCTGGAGAGCACCACGACGTCGGCCAGAGCGTCGGCCAGGGCGGCGCGGCGCTTAGATGCCGGCGTGCGCGGGGCCGGCTCGACCACCAGCGGGATGCTGCGGCGCTCGGCCTCATCAGACCACGTGGACTCACTGACCGTCGGGGGTGCCAGGACGAGGGCTGGGAAGGCGTAGGCGGGCAGGTCGGCAAGCGCCCGCAGCGTCGTCCACGTCTTGCCGGTGCCCATGCCCGCGATGAGGAGACCTCTCGGGTGGCTGACGAGCCATGCCCGGGAGGTCTCCTGCTCTGGCGTGAGTGCCGCTGTCACAGCGGCAGCCCCCTCCGCACGAGGCACGCGACCATGCCGAGGTTCAGCACGTCATCGCCGTCGGGCAGGCCGTCGGTGTGGTGGGCGAAGTCGTCGAGGCACAGCAGCAGCTCATCAGCGCTGGCCGTCTCTCCGTCGGCACAGCACTCGTAGGCGACGTGGGCCGGCTCGCCCTGGACGCCGATGGGGTCTCCGAGGCTGCGGTCGATCTCGCGGCACAGCACGAGGGTCGCCTCACAGACCGAGGCGATGCGCTCAGCACTCGCAGGCGCTGCACCCTGGTCAAGGGCGAAGTGGAGCGAGGACGTCAGTGCTCGGGCCTTCTGCGCCGCGCGCATGTGCCCGTAGGGGATGTTGCTCAGCTCAGCGGACGATGCCCGCTGAACCATCTCAGAAGTTGGGTTGCTCATGTGTACGAGCATAGAACCAGCCCCCCGCCTTGTCAAGCGAGGGGCCGGTTCAGTTCCTATTGGGTCAGTGCTTGCGTCGGTTGCGGATGAGGAGTCCTGCGCCGATCAGGGCTCCGGCCGTGAGCAGTGCTCCGCCGGCCGCGATTCCAGTCTGGGCGAGAGCGGGAGTCTCGACCGAGGGGGTCGGCTTCGGCTCGGGCTGCTTGGGCTCGACCGAGGGGGTCGGCTTCGGCTCGGGCTGCTTGGGCTCGACCGAGGGGGTCGGCTTCGGCTCGGGCTGCTTGGGCTCGACCGAG